AAACTAAAGAAATATGAAAAATATTATAAAATGGTTTTTTTCGCTTTTGTTGGACTATGTATTTATTTATATATAAAAAAAGATCCCAACAATTATAAAGATTTTGTAACAAACTCAAATGGATATATAAAATATTTACCTATTGATAGAAATACTGCAAGTATTATTACTCCAATTATTGATTTCACGTCGAGCTCTATATCAAAAGAATTAAATAATAACTATAACATATACAATAATCCTAATATTCGCAAATCAGTAACGTTTTCAAATCAAAATCATAATCACAATTTATCAAAACAGCAACAAAAGATTTTATATTCCGGAAATACTTCTACTAAACGAAGCGTAAGTGAAACAAAGAAGAAATATGTAGCATCATCACAAAATTGGCATTGTAAGCATTGTAAAAAACAATTACCTGCGTGGTTTGAGGTAGATCATGTTATAAAACTTGAATATGGTGGTTCAAACGCAATAGATAATTTGGAAGCATTGTGCAGAGACTGCCATGGCAGAAAAACAGCTTGTGAAAATTTATAACGCTATTTAAATAGTTTTCGAATAATTAGTAGTTAGTAGTTATAATATTATATTGTTTTATATTATATTATATTATATTATTATGTCATCTAATGGTACAAAATTTAAAGAGCAATTCAATTCTAGTAGTAAAAAAATAGGTGGTTTTTTTAAATTTTTAAGCACTATTTTTATAAGAATACTAGACAAAACAGTTAATGGATTTACAATAAAAGATAAACCGCATAAATATTATACTTATTTTATTAGCATACTACTTATAACAATATTATGCTTGTTTTATTATTTAAATGAGAAGCAAAATCTATTTGCTATTAAAAATAGTAAATATGAGATTTTACTTGCAATAGGGTTAATAGGATTTAGTATATATTGTTTCCTTTTTTTTGTTTATAGAAATCATACAAATTGGGATACATCTGAACGTGATACTACAGGCAAACACAATAGTGATACAGCATACTCAGATGTTTATAAAACAACAACACGAAACATTATTGACATCAAAGACGACAATTCAGCAACTATAAATAAACCAAACTTAAAAGCCACATTAACAAGCCCACTATTTAACATAATGAAATATTTCTTTTACTTATTGTTGCTAATTAGCTTACCATTATTCCTATTAAACTATACTTTCTATTTGCACAAAGTTAATGACAATTTATTAAACATTACAAAAAATATATTACTATTATTAATATTTTTAATAGTATTAGCAATAATAGCTAAGCTTTTTTCTATAAAAACATCATCCAATGGGTCAATATATTGTGAAATAGAAATAGAAAAAGACAAAAAACCCGCATACACAGATTTAATAAAAAGTTATGCCAAATATTTTTTATGCATATTTAAAAATTTTGTATTTTTTATTCCTTGCTTGATTGTTATTTTAACAGATGAAATAAATAATGATATTAGATTAACACCTTCCTCCGTTTATATATTATTTTTCATATTACTATTATTAGTGTTGTCACTAATTTTTTTACCTATGCTATTTAAATTTATAAGAACATTTAATAAAAGCGATATTTTGCAAGGTAGTGGGCCTTTTTATTTAAACGAAGAGAAAACTTTAGGAAAATATCAAAACTTAAATACACACTTAAGTAAACCTATAACCGTTCCCAACATCACGGTCGAAGAGCATAAAAAACCCAACGAAGAGAGATTAGATAAAATAATGGACGCTTTTAATATGGATAAAGATGCATATAAAAAACAATTAAATGAATTTAATTCCTCTATTGGTATTGATAAAGGAACTAGCTCTGATTCTCGCTCTATAAAAGACGCTAGTGCTAATAGTTCAAATATTAAAACTCATTCATTTACACTATTTAATGATGTAAATAGTGCCTTTAATATTAAAACAACATACTCTAATTCAATAGTAAGTAAAGAAAAATTTCCATATAATTATACTTATAGCTTAAGTTTCTATATTTATCTTAATCCACAGCCGGAAAATACCTCGCTAGCATATACAAAAGATACTGTTTTATTCAATTATGGTTTTAAACCTGTAATATATTATAATGGTAGCTCGCAAAAAATAATTATAAAATCAAGAACAATTAGTAATAGAGGCGACCAATTAGATACAATATATGAGATGACAAATCCTAAGTTCCAAAAATGGCTGTTTTTTGTAATAAATTATGACAATAATATGATAGATGTATTTATAGATGGTAAATTAGTAGGTTCAAAAGAAGACGTGTCACCTTATTTTAAGGGGGATACTATAACTATTGGCGAACGCGACGGCATTCACGGAAGCATAAAAGAAATTTATTATTATAATAAAGTAAGAACACCATCTACAATCGAATTATTATACAATTTATCAAAAAATAACACATAATTGAGAGATTTTAAATAGCACATTTTTTATTCTTATTTTTTTCCATATTTTTTATAAATAAAAAATATTTAATTTAATTTAATTTAAGAGATTAAATTAAATATTTTAGTGTTAATAAAAACATTATAATATTTTTTATATATATATTTATAATGGCTATAGTAAATATAATAATAATAATAGTTCTTGTAATAGTTCTTGTATGGGGACTAAATAACTTATTTTTCAAAACAAATATAATATTTGACGTTATGTGTGATGCCAGTGAACTAGCTCAGGGAGTAAATAGTGTTAGTGGTTTATTCTCAAGTAACAAAAATGTCGTATTTGCTAAAGATATACCAGAAACAAGCTCCTCTAATTTTATGTTAAGTGTGTGGTTTTATATAGAAAATTGGGGTGATAATATATCTTATGAAAAGAATATTTTATTTATGTCACATAAAGAATTTGCAATAACTGCTCCAGGATTAGATAATCCAATAACAGGTATTAGTAGTAAACGCACATTAGCAGTACCAACAAGCATCACTACTGTTTATAAAAATATAAATATTGCATTAGATAAATATGAAAATAATTTATTTATTGATATTGAAACATATTTAGACAAAGCACAGAGTATTACTCAACCCGGTCAAACAAATTATACAAGATATAAAATCCCTAATATTTCTGTTCAAAAATGGAACAATTTAACTCTTAGTGTAGATACTCGCACACTAGATGTATATTTAGACGGTAAATTACGCAATTCATTTATATTACACGGATTATATAAAAACCAGAATGAAGATCAATCTAAAAAAAATATATATATAGGAAATATGAAATTGACCGGTTCAAGTACCAATAGTGGTTTTGAAGGATATATTACACGCATACGCTATGAAGGCCACTCTATTAATCCACAAGAGGCTTATAAAATTTATAAAGCAGGTATTAATTCAAAACTTGCAACATCTATATTTAATAAATATAGATTAAAAATCAGCTTTCTCGAATATAACAAAGAAAAAGGAACAATTACATTGTAATTCTTTATTCTTTATTCTTTATTCTTTATTCTTTTATTATTTTTATTTTCTATAAAATAATAAAATCATTAATATTATTTTTTATTTATTTTTTATTTTCTATAAAATATTAATATTATTATTATTAATATTAATATTATATAATAGTAATAATATGAATCCACCCGAAGGAGTTTTGGACAATTTAAAAAAAAATATGAGTTCATTAATTCCATATCAAAGCGATAAAAAGAGCGCGCTAAATGATTTCTTAGCATCTAACACGATGATATCAAGATTAACTTTCATATTAGCAATAATCATAATTTTTTCGTCTTTATTTTACATTGGAAGCAAAGTATTATTTATTATGTTATCTCCGTCAAAAACACCATATATTATAAGCGGTATGAAAGACGCCACAGAAGCTTTAACTATTACCCAAGCATTAGGCTCAAAAACATCTATTCCGCTTTTAAGAAGTGTCAATCAATATGAAGGTATTGAATTTACTTATTCATTTTGGATTTATGTTACTAATTTAGAATATAAAGACGACTCCGATTATATGCACGTATTTAATAAAGGTTCGCCGCCCAATTCAGTAGGTGAAGGTGGGTCTGGATTATTTGGACCAAATAACGCCCCAGGCGTATATTTATATAAAGGAAAACGTAATTATAGTGATGACTTAATGGATAAGTATCCAGTATTAGGTATGTTAGTAAGAATAAACGTATTTCATAATAATAATAGCGTTGGAAAAGCATATTATGATGACATATATGTAGATGCTATACCTATTAAAAAATGGGTTGGTATTGTTATTAGAGCAACCTCTCAAAATATTGTTGATATATATATAAATGGTAGTTTAACAAAACGGCACAAGTTATCAAATATTGTTAAACAAAATTACGATAATTTATATATTAATTATAACGGGG